AAAGTATGGCGTGGATGGTTAATTCGCCTTAAAGTTCTGCAAAAGATGCACGTGCCCGATTATGGGTACCCCATCCCAAAGAATAAAGCCGGAAAGTTGGTCGATTTTCGCGTTGCAATGGATTTCGACGATATGGACGCTTACACAGGGAAGAGCGTTCACGCATGGCTTTACCGTTTCCTACGCACAACGTTGTACCACTATTGGTTTGGTATCTTGATGACACTTCCTTACCTCATCTACCAGTACGTTACTGGCTGGTGGGCAATGAAAGTGATCTACCATCTTTGTACCCTCGATGCTTCAGGTTTGACAGCGCACCACCATGCACTGCCTATTCTTTGGCTCGTGACCAGCCTTGGGTGGATGTTCAACGGCTTCTTTGGTTGGAAGCAAGAATACGTGGTCTTCCGAGTTGATACGCAAGCGGCGGAGTTGATCATGTGCGAAACTATCTGTGGGGAACAGGAAAAGACATCGTACGAAGCGATTTCGTCAGCACCGATTTCAAGCAGGTGCCTAAATGACAGTCGCGAAACCGGTAAGAAAATGCCGTCAATGCAGAAAATGGCGTATGCACATGTAATTCAATTGGTAACCGCAGCTTGGGTAATGGGAGTTGCGGAGTTGCACGATCCGGAGGCAGCATTGGCTGGTCGTTCTGCGGATGAAATGCCCATTTTGGAAGATTCAGACACAGACGATGATATTCCGGGAAAGTCTTGTAAAGCAGCGGAAGATGTTCAATTGAAGGATTTCAAGCCGATGAGGTGGCCTTTGCTACTTTGTCGAACTTGTACAACGATCCCCAAGGAACTTCGCCCGTCTGTCGTGGTCAAGGAGAGAACTCAGGAGCAGTTGAAGGAGGACCGTCAGAAAGGAAAGAAAGTACGGATTGAAGGTGACGACGAAAAGAAGATTGATTACAGCGGAGTGGTCTTTACCCCCGAAATCATCAAGATTATTGCTGGCCTCACCTCGAACAAGGAGAATGAGTTGTCCGGCGTGAATCGTCACTTCATCCAACTTGAACACCCTTTGAAACCAGGCACATTTATGTTGCCTCCAACTCCGGAGGCACAACGACGCCTGAACGTCGCCTCTGACGTAATTGCTGCTCACATGCGCGAGTCTGCATATCTATGGTTGCACAAGATATGCGAATTTGCCCCCCCAACGAAGTGGTCGGCCACCATGAAGGATGAGATGCCAGAGAGGGCTGAACAAGCCAGGGCCAGAGACGGTTCTATCTCAGCGTGGATCCAGAGGAAGCTTTCGGGGTTTGTGAAATCCTCGGAGTTACAGCTCCCTTTGAACAAGAATGCACGCCTCATTGGTAATCTCGGACCCGTGGCGAACATGGAAGATGCCATGTCCATTGCGCCGATCGAAAACCTTCTAAAGATTGCGTACCCAAAGCTCATCACCAAGGCAATGACACTTGCCGAGTGTGACGAGGCGATTACCCAGGACCTCCTGCGTTGTCGTCGAGAGGGACGCATTCCAGAGTCAGATGACCTGTCGGCCATGGATTCTTCAATTCGCAAGATGGATCGCGTGAACCTGCGTAAGATTGCAAATGCTGTACTCGAACCAGTTCGCACCGCGCTCACAACTCAATTGAGGAACTATGACCACGTGCTCGACGCTGAAGAGCACGGGAAGAAGCTCAAGATGCAACTCAATTACATCACGGTGTTGATTGATGCCGACGACTCCATACTGTTCTCGGGTGAGAGGATGACCTCGTTGTTCAACAGGTTGATGATTCTCATGCTTGAGTCAGCGGAAGATATCAAGTTTCTCGGAGAGGAGGCAGGCACTGCCGCCATTCGCGAGACCTTGGATGGCATTCGTCAGACAACGCGAGGTGATGGGGATGACAATCTTCAACAGCTCATCAAGGGGAGGTACAAGACCCAGGAAGAGAGGATTGAGGCTTATGCCGAGTATTTCAAGAAACTCGACCCATGTTCAGCATTCGATGAGACGACTGACGCAGAGGTGCTGTCACGTTTTCACATCTGGTGTGGCGAGATGATTGGATACGTTCACATCGGCAAACTTGAGCGCAATCTTGGTCGGTTGATCGCCTTTAAGATTCAGCGCAGCAACATCCCCGAAGACCAGAAGGACACCGAGTTGTCCCAGGCGGAGCTTGCTATGATTTGCACTGACGTATGGCAACGTGTCATTTCATTGAAACAGACATTGGTCGTTCGCCATTTCGCACGTGCAACGTTTGACTACGCTTTCAGCAAGCTTAAGGACAAGAGTCGTGGTACAGTCTATGACGAGGACATGAAACGTCTCGGTCGCGAGGACGGTGACAGGTCCCTCCGAGATTGCCAGACTCAGATCTACGAGGTCATTTCCGAGGCCAGGACCAGCTCCTATGCAATGGTCAAGGTCTCGCATTTCAAGACTTTCTCGCAGCTTTCTCCCGAGGAAGTGCGACAAGAGATGAAGGCATGGGAGGAAGCGGATTATGCTTGGTCACGAATGGAGTTCGACGACAAGCACATCTTGTATCCTCAATCCCTAATCGAGGATTTTCCCATTGCCAAAGTAGTCTGCAGGCATTTAGGATTGATTCAATCTTGTATCGACATGGGTACAGAGCTTCCAACTCGTGTTGAGAAGACAGAAAAGAGGGCAGGTTCCTTGATTCTGTTGGCATCCGCACTTGATGAGTCAATCTCGGGCAAGCTTGCTGATGTGACGGGTCCTTCCCGCACCGGCGGAACTAAGAGTGGTAGTTCCAATTCCAAGAGCAATCCTGAGCTGTTCAGTATTAGTTCGGATGATGAGGACAACACGCAGTCACAAAAGAGCGCGGGTGATTCCGTAAATGTGACCATTGACCTGTTGCCAGTGGATTCTGGCGTGGGCATTCATGGAGCTGCGTGTGGTCCAGCCAACTCATCGTCTGTGGACAGTTCTTGCTTGGAGGTGAATAGCAGCAATCCGTTCCGAATGGAGAACACGATTGCTAAGGGCACGTCGAAACCAAACTCTCCTGGTGTGCAAGGAGGGCTTCGCTCGGTGGAAATTTCCGCCACCACTACGAGCAGCGTAACCGGGGAATGGGCAGCCCCGGCGAAGCAGAGCGAGGAATGGCTCGGTTCGGCCAGCTTAGGCAGTGCGTGCTCTTCAGAGGTGCCAAATGCGGTGTTTCTTGAGCCCACCGTACGCGGCGCACCTGGATTGCAGCTTCCGTTTGAGGCAGCGCATATTGAGGCTGGTCAAAGTCAGACACACTGCAAGGGAATTGTCGAACCTTGTGAAAGCGTGGGCGGACGTCCCCAACCCGCACGTCTACTCATTGCTGACCTTCTCGGAGCAACAGAGATTCTCCGTGAGAGTCCCCCACAGCACCCACCGATCGATTGGTCGACTTGTCCGGGTCCTGGATGCAAATGTGAAAGTTGTTGGAAGTTGTATAGTCCGCCGCCGTCGGCTGGCCGTGCATCTCCTGCAAGTGTGGGGTCGTCCCCACCAGCATCCACAAAGGGCCAAGGCAAAGGTAAGGGTAAGTCTGGAGGGAAGACCTCTGGTAACCGTCGTGGAAAGCGCGGTGCCGGTGGTACCCATCCATAAATTCAAGCACAGTCTTGAGCAAAGTTAATTCGTAATTCACATTACGGATCGATCACTGCTTTCCGCAGTACCAATTTTCGACGCTTTAATATTTTATTATATCGTTGGAGAACATGTCACAAATTGTTCCGGCTCGACGGGGCAGACAGTGGAATACAGGAG